ATGGCACCGAGACCCATCGTCACAGGACCGTTGAGACTCATGTATTTGTTCTGGTTAGCCGAAACCACCAGTCCCTGGCTCATTCGACCTTCGGGGAAACAAATATGTTGGCCCGTGAACGAGAGTACCGTCCCGTCAGCCCTTATGTCCGAGGAAACTACGAGTGTTGGTGGTGCGAAGTATACTTGGGCCGAGCCGGTGTAGCCGTCATCACCGGACGCCCCAACGAAGGTGTAGCTCCCGTCCCCTGACATGGAGAGCGAGATACCAAAATTGTCGCTCGCCCCCGGGTTCGGGTGGTTGAGCTCCCGCTGGTGGGTCCACGAGGTCCCGGCCCGGACGTATAATTGGACCGTGCCGGCGTAGTCTGCCCCGGTGTCATCACCGGGGGAGGCGGCGACGGCGTATTTCCCGTCCCCTGAGATGGAGACTGTCCTACCAAAAAAGTCGTCCACCGCCGGGTCCGGGTGGATGAGCCGCTGCTGGTAGGTCCACGAGGTCCCGTCCCGGAACCATACGTGGACCGTGCCGGCGTTGGTTGCCCCGGTGTCATCGTAGAGGGCCCCAATGATGGCGTAGTTCCCGTCCCCTGAGATGGAGACCGAGTAACCAAACATGGCTCTCCCCCCGAGCGGGTTGACGAACTGCGCCTGGTGGGTCCACAAGGTCCCGTTTCGGACGTATACATGGACCGTACCGGAGTCCCAGCCGTTTCCTTCCGACCCGGTTTCATCCCTGGGGCACCCAATGAGGGCGTATTTCCCGTCCCTTGAAAGGGAGACCGACCAGCCAAAATGGTCCTGATTCACCGATGCCGTCGGGTGGATGAGCTCCCTCTGCCAGTTCCACTGGGTCCCGTTTCGGACGTATATTTGGACCGAACCGGCGTTGACATCTGGTCCGGGGTCATCGTAGGGGACCCCAATGATGGCGTAGTTCCCGTCCGCTGAGATGGAGACCGAGTGACCAAAACTTTCGTACTGCGCCGGATCTGTCGGGTGGATGATCTCCTGCTGGTGGGTCCACGAGATGTACCCTTCCTGATTAGGGACCCGGGCGTATGCTTGGACCGAGCCGGCGCGGGTCACGCCACCCCCGTTATCGTAGATGCACCCAACGAGGGCGTAGTTCCCGTCCCCTGAGATGGCGCACGACGAGCCAAATCGGTCGCCAGCCGTCGGTTCCGGGTGGATGAGCGCCTCATCAAGGTCCCATCGATATACATTTTGCCCTTGTACGAAAGTCCGCTTGAATACTTGGACATCGCCGGACCCCCCGTTCCAAGCCTGCGGCGCCCCAACGAGTGCCCAGTTCGCGTCCGCTGAGATGGAGACCGATATGCCAAATGCGTCGTACGCCGCCCGCGGTGCCGGGTGGAGGAGCTCCTGCTGCCAGGTGTAGTTGCCGAATATGGGATCCGACACTACGCTTAAATCCACAACATTACTGAGTCCATCCCCCAGACGCATAGGTCCAGTAATATCGAGGGTCGCCCCGGGAGTCGTCGTCCCGATCCCCACCCTATTATTCACCGAATCAACGAAGAGTGTATTCGTATCTACAACCACATTCCCACTGACGGTCAAATTAGAAGAAACCGTCGCATTCCCAGTTACGGTTAGCTCCTTCGCCACCTCCACATTCCCACTGACGGTCAATTCAGTACTCGCAGTACTCGCAGCTCCACCTATCCCGACATTGCCGGCTGAATAACTAATATTATTATTCGATGCATCAAGATCCCAATAACCACCTACAACAGCTGCGACTCCACTTAGATTTGATCCGTCTCCGTACAAATACCCGGTGACGTTAAGATTTCCATCTATATGAGTATGCCCCGTGACGTTTAGCTTATTCCTATCAGCATCATCCGACGACCATAAAGGTCTAGCGGTGGGTGCTTTATTACCTATACCTACACGTCCGTCTGAATGTAAGAAGAAACCAGGGTTTTCACCCCCTACGGTACTTCTGAAAACGCCTGGAAATAACTGAACGTTTGTCTCCGACGACATCTATAATTTACGAATATATTTAATATCCAAAGTCGACGGGTGTAGTTGTACCTCTCCGTATACTCGTGATCGCGCCTGCGGTTTCGGGTGAAATGTATTCGATGAAAATGGAGTAACTTCCTTCACCAGAATTCTCGGCAACAGTAAAGTTGGTACTGGGAGTAAGTACCACAGTAGTCTGTGTCACCGTGACTGTAGAACTCCATGGATTCGTACTGGCGTTCCCAAAAATAGAAATAGGTCCGAGTGCTATATTATGAGGAGTATCGTTTCCACCACGTTCACCACCCGCTAAATCTATGAGCATAGTACTCACTTCATTATCGTCATTATCTATAAGTTGTGCTACAATCTTTGCGTAAAACGGGTGGCTCGTAAACGTGAGTGTGAGCGCTGCATCCGCGGCGTCGAGATCACTCGCGATCGTATCTTTATGACTGTATGTCTTTTTAGTGACACCACCCGTGTTCGTGATGATAGCACCTTCAATCGTCGTATTACCACGAACATCTAAAACATTGGGATGATTTCCGTTATCAATAAAACACTTTTCGCCCACGGAAAGAGAATGTACCGGGGCAGTATTCGCCACACCCACATTAGATTCCGTGTAGAGTTTACCGTATACGTGGACGTTCATTGTTTCAGAAAGCTTGGGAACCGCTTGATTTGTATTATCCATAGGACTACTATCCGTATACGCGATCATGAGTTCCCTAACGTCAGCATCGTAACACACGGCGACGTTTGAGCTTCCTACGGGTCTATTGTATATATGTCCTAAATCAAATGTTGTGAGGTCTGTGTTATTCGTACCAATTTCAATGAGACCATCCTTAAATTGAGAGTTGGTAACATGAATATTAGCGACAGTTCCTATGGACGTGACATTACCGGTTACATAGAGATTACCGTTTACGTTTAAATCACCTTCTGCGCCACTACCCGCACTCGAAATACCCGTGATACTCACGGGAACCTGTGTTCTGAATAATTGTTTGGTACTTTGATTATACGCTACGAACGTATTAGTCGTCGCATCTGTACCATCACTCGCGAAATCGGTCGATAATTCTAAAGGTGTGAGGTAAAAACCACCGGCTTTCGTTGCATCAATTTTATCATTACTCGCGTTGATGACGACAGAGTTATCGTGCTGATCTTCTCTACAATTCTTACCGAAGCGAAGCTCAGTGGCAGCACCGACGGTACTCAAGTTCTTCGGCATTTAATATTACTACTGATTTTAATTTGCATACATGAGACCCGCGCACCCATTATTCACTCTGAGTATGTTATAATTTACTGCATAAATCGGGTCTATGATTTCCCGGGATTCGCTATGAATCTTTACCGACTCGACACGTGAAAAATTAAGCGATCCAGAAGGCTGTAAGGAACTTGTGTTTAAACAAAACGAATGTAAGAAACAATCTGGAGATGTGACGAAGTTTGTGTGGTAATAATGTTGAACATCCACGAAATGCGGCTTCGCCCACTTCCATGAGCTTATATCGGTACCGTTGATGCTAATTTTTAGTTTATTATCTATGGAAGTCAGTGTACTTTCCATATTCGTATTGGCACAAGCCATATATTTAACCGGGTGATTGAACGTCAGTTCTTGGACCAGTTCACCGGATGGTATACTTTTTTGTACTTGTGTTATGAGAATGTTATGTTCACGGGAAGCCATTATTCCGCGTTCTTCGTTATCTAAGTAGTAATAATTGGCGTACGCATCAACGTTATAATTACCAGCTTCGGGGCCCCAGTAAATACGCAATTCCACGGTACTGTACTGCAGCGCCACGAGAGGAATAGCAGATTGAGGACCCTCGCAATAAAAGAAACGCAAAGGGTAAAAGTATGAGCGAGCAGATGCACCGGGATGCACACCGTTAGAACTTTTACTCACATTTTGTGCGAACATATCTACAGCTATATTCTCACTAAAATCATAATCTTGAACATCGATAACCTGTCCGGCCACTAAAAGTTCTACCTTATTTATCACATCTCCCCAATCCTGGAGATCTACCGCCTGTGTGTTATCATCTATCGCGAAATAGGTATATCCTAGAAGATCACCGTTTCTTTCGAATTTGATAGATGACATGGAATTACCTTTCACAGCTCCTTGTATCGTCTGCTTTTCGACGGACTGTGAAAAGTTAGAATGCCTTTTGAATGTGGAAGTGAAAAATGATATTTCAGGCTCCCCAATTATATGCTCGTCTTGTGCACCAATTGCCACTAACTGTACGATTCCAGAAGACATACTTACTATAGTAAAAGTATTTTTAAATTACAAATATGTAACGCCCTGAAATCTATGCGAGGTTCTTCTTTTTGCATGTGAACTTAAATATGAATACACAGTTGAGCACCAGGGCCGCTGTACCATCTTGTTTATCCATGTTAAATGTTAACCTGTCAAGTTTACGGATGGGATTATGATACGATTGTACGATGGGATACTCGTTTTTAAACAATACAACCTTAGTACCTGAACCACCTCCGGCTAATAAAACGTGACTTCCTATAATTGTTCCAAATACACCGTTTAAATGATTATCAGTCGAATCTTCCAGATCCTGCTTACCGCGTTGAGAAAAATAACTTTTAAGTTCCTCTATACCAACATGAAAAGCTGTTTGTGTACTTCCATTTGTTGTTATAGTAGCCGCTGTTAACTGTGCATGAACAACATTTTCGAGAGGAGTTGGTAAAAAAGACGTAAAATCGGTTTTGTTAGTATGATCGATAGTATCAATAATCACGGTATGAATCTCATGATCGTAATCGGGAATATCGGGCTGAGATGTGGCGATGAGAAGCGCCATTTATAATACACTTAGAATTTTTCTACTTAAATACGCTGTAACGATTTAACTAGAAAACGATGACGATTTAAAAAAATATTTATCCAACGATCTTGTAATTGGCGTGATCGCGAACGAGCTGCTGGTCACCACAGACTCCACCGGTACTCGTGGAGTACACACTGTCGGAGAGGCAGTCGACACTGCTCTTGAGAGACATCAGGGACGCCTGGGAGACGGCCTCGATATCAATATTCTTAGGCTGGTACCTAGACTTACGATCGCTGAAAAGAAGAGCAATTACGAAAAGTAATCCGACGGTGATAGCGATGGCTTTGAGTGTCGCACGATTGGTAGAGTCGAGCTTCATTTTACTATGTGCTGATATTTTTTTATAAAGTGCGTTAAAGAGAATAGATTAGTTTCATTATAGAGAGTAATGGACGGTGAAATTGTCCTCGACAGGGGAAATGATTCGGTCATGAAACTCGATGAGAGGGAACAAGCCATGATGGATGAGATTCAACTCGATTTTGGTAGACCCCATGCTCACACGGGTAGTGCCCCTACTATTCAGCGAATGCATCGTTCAGATGCCCCGCCTGCCGAAATGTTTCAAGACGACGTAGACGCTTTTGCGAATCCTTCAAAACAGGCGGCTCCCCCACCCCCGCAAATGGACGAGCCTATTGATCACGGTGAGTATGATAACGGTAACGCATATAACGCCGCCCCCGCGGCGTTCGATTATGGTCCTGAGCAACACGAAGAGCAACCGTCACCTGGATACAAGACGATTGATGAAGAAAAGTCGGATCTTTTGAATAAACTTGGGCGACTCGAGAAGCGTGGATTTAATATCAATAAATCACTCAACGCGTACTCGGCTGTGGATGATTTACGCACGGAGGTTAAGCGTATTACGTATAGTATAGATGTAGACAAGTCTATCAAGTTTTCGAGGCGTATGCTCATAGCGTGTGTGACTGGTATCGAGTTCTTGAATAAAAAGTACAATCCATTTGAAATTCAATTAGACGGTTGGTCTGAGAATCTCATGGAGAACCAGGATGATTACGATGAAGTGTTCGAGGAATTGTATGTTAAATATCGAACGAAGATGAACGTTGCCCCAGAGATTAAGTTAATTATGATGTTGGGTGGTTCTGCCATGATGTTCCATCTTACCAATTCTATGTTCAAACAGGTGATGCCCAACGTGAACGATGTGATGAAGCAGAACCCCGACCTCATGCAAAACATGATGAGCGCGGTTCAGAATACGATGGTTAACCCTGGTCAAACATCCGCCACTCCTCCGGGTGAGCGCCATGAGATGCGCGGTCCGGGGCTCGATATTTCGAGCTTGATGGGTAATATCATGATGCCCCCGGGCCCTCCCATGAACACGACGCCCATGGTTTCCGCCCAACGAGAATATGTACCCGAGGTGGACGAAGATGACGACGACATTTCGGATATTGTTTCCGAAAAAGCTGCAGACGACATGGACGATGATGTTAAGGAAGTTAAATTACCTGCAGCAAAGGCCAGGAAAGGAGGGCGAAAGAAGAAGGTTGAAATTAATTTGTAAACCTATATAAATGATAGGCTACAGCCCGATTGATTTCGACGACCCTATCGAGGTACCGATTCCCAGAAAGAAGGAAATCGTGGTCGATAAACCTCGCATCATAGAAAGAGTTCCAATAAAACCGGAGCCCGAAGAGCCGGTCGCTGATGAAGATACCGAGTGTAATTTCCTCGTGTTCTTCTTTATCGTGGGTGTCATTGCGCTAGCCGCAATGGATTCTGCGAAAAGGTAAGTATCATAAATGTACCACACGAGTCATCTTGTGTGTTAGATTTACGACGTATATCATATGACATTCAAATCTAATTTATAAAATATTATGAACTTTCCAATTGTACCACCCGTTCCAACAACCCTTGATACAATTGCTCTACGACGTATATACGATTAGATAACTCTATATTTTTTGTTTTTTCGGTATCGAGATCATTTTTAAGTTCTTGGACATACGCCTTCTCCGCGTCGATTATACCTGATAATTCTTGTATCGCACCCACGGATGCGACGTTTATAGCATTCATATGAACCTTCAGGGGTGTTTGGGTCAATTTCTTTTTTTGATAATGTACTTCATCCTCTTCCCAATAATCCTTTCGTTCATCGTCTGGTACGATCGTCCATTCACTCTTTTCTTCGTCCGAAAGTCTGTCATATGATTCCTCGAAAAGATACTCCGTGAGTACCTGTTCTTCTACGCCCTTTACTAAATGACGTGTCACAGGGTCTGCGAGGAGTTCTTGAGCTATGAAACCATCTTCGTAGTGCCAATCCTTGATGGGCTGAATTTTAAATTCGGGATCTATGTTTATAGGACCACCATCGGGTTCTGGTGCCTTGACATTTTCCCATTCTTCATCTGTAGGTATCCACGTTCCCACGGCACCCTCTGGAATTTTTGATATCTTTTCGTACCTTTTTGGTACAAGTTTATTAATAAGAGCAAGATTATCTGTTATCGGGGTTTCATTATACTTTATACGATCATCTGAGTGAGTGTGGGCGTAGTGGCTGTACGGGTGCGATGTGTGCGCTACAAAGCCGCTGATTTGGGAGCCAGAATAATTAGCGAAGATTCTTCTACAGGATATATTATTTGAAGCGTTGATGTTTCCTGCCGAATTAACCAAAACAGGAGACATAAAGGTAAAGCTACTGCTGTTGGTTGACCAACCGGCTGAATTCGCGTCGCCGAAACCGAAATAGGCGTTCGAATTGACTGTACCAAATTTAACTCCGTAATTATCTATTTTCACCTGTCCAGCCGGAACGTTGATCTCGACACCTCCATCGACGCGTAAAACATAACCCGACGGCATCGCGGCGGTGGGGTTTAACCAATTTCCAGCGCGGGCTATATTGGGATACATATTTATTCCTACCGCATTTCTCCATAGAGTTAGAGGCTGCGTGGCGGGGTATAATTGGTTCACGAAATTCAAAACATCCTGATTATCGTCCGTCATAAACATTTTGAATATCCCCTGTTGATTTGACGCGTTATGTGCCTCAATCTGAAATCCAGATTCATTTGAGCCGCCGCCGGAGGACTGTTCACTAAACACTTTCACGTACGTACTCGACTCACTTGGTTTTCGTGTTGCTAATATATTACCCACGACGTGTAAACTTTCTTGGGGAAAATCTATGTTCACACCTACACGGTTCGAGAGGTTATCTACATAGAATACCGGTACTATACCCGGATTGTTTTGCGTCGTTAATTGTCCATCCGTTGTATTTTGACCGATGTACATATTGTTCAAAATACGTAAATCACCACCGGAAACTAATTTTTCACTCGGAGACCCGTGTTCGTATAAATCCTGACACGTTGGGTGTGCACATACGACGGGAATATTTGTTGTGGGATCTGTCCAAGAAGGAGAATCAAGAAATGGGTTGTACGTTTCAAACGCAAAATTGCCCATTTTTATACCCGTCGGTGTCTCCGCGTCCAAATAACTACCAACACTAAACCTAGAATCACCGATCCAATGCTGTATATTCTTATCGGGGCTATACACAGTCACAGCACCCGAATCATAACCACCAGAATCACTCGACCGCTCGCCAACTACAATACGATTACCATTTTTGGATATGGCTACGGATGATCCAAAACTAAGAGATTGTGAAATGGACGTTGTAAAATCACTCGATACTAGCGTCACAGACCCCCCGGGATGTGTTCCTACCGGGGGTGTTGACGTGATGTTATCCAATACCCACGCCCCGGAAATATAATTAAACACGTAAATCGCTCCCCGATTATCAGCCGAGTCGGTGTAGGCGGGAGAACCTACAACTAAACGATTACCATCACCTGATAAAGCTACTTGCCTTCTATTCCCCGTGGCGTAGTTGATATCACCCTTCCCTACCCCGAAAGCTTCGGTACTGGTTACACCCGTAAGAGTTGCACCCTTCTGTGTCCACGTACCCGTCATGGTGGATGGAGCGGTATACACCCGAACTTCGCTACCAGCTGATGACGTTACCGAGAATGCTATAGTTTGTCCATCTGATGATATATCTACACAATGTCCAGAAAACCTAGCTGATACGCTAATTTTATTACCAAGAATTGAGAAACCGGCCCAGTTGTTTAACTGCTGCCACACCGTGATTTCACCGACCGTAGAACTGGTCCCGACGGGTCGACTCCCTATGAGATACCCTCCTTGGTCGCTGAATTTTAGACGAGGAGGTTCAGTACCGCTAGGTGTTACGGTCAATAATATTCCACCACCACCATCCCAGTTACCATATGAGGTGTGGGTGGCCGATGCACCCCCACCCCATTTATATACGTGTATACCCTGTCTTGATGCAACCGCTACATATCTACCATCATTCGATATATCTACTTGACTACCAAAAAGACTATCGGCCGCTGACCCAGTGAGCGTCGATCCTATCTGAACCCAGTCGTTGGTTACACCGCTCCAATTAGGAGAAGGCCACCCGAACATTTTCACCGAACCGCTATCGACTCCGTTTACATCGGATTTTGGTGTCCCGACTACAAACCGCGGGTATGCTAAATTGGGGTATACAATACCTGCATCATTTACGAGGGGTATTGGATTTGATACGGCCACCGAAGTACCAAACATATCTCCATTGCTAGTTCCAAGTATAGAATTTCCTTGGAGTTTCCATCCATTGGGTGTGTATTTATATACACTCACTTTTCCAATGGCGGGGCGCCCGTTTGCATCTCCACCGGCTACCAACCATTCACCGGTATCATTAATATCTGTCGCTGTACCAAAATAATCGAAAGATAATGGTCCGGGTATACGACTTCCAATTACATCATATATACCTGTTAGTCCCGGTGCATCATACGGTGACACCGATCCACTGAGTAATGATAATGGTAATGCCTGATTATTCACCTTTATAACCTGATCTTCGAGCGCGTAAGAAGAATTTACTTCGGCGTATACGTGATACCATGTATTTTGTTTAAACCCGTCTATATCACCTCCTCCAAATGTCCCCGTTTGTGCAGTTGGTATAATAGAATCCAATGTACCGGCAACTCGCCATGATCCAAGTGTACCTGGAACTTCTATGAGTAGCGAGTATGCGGGAATAGGAGAAGGGGGACTACTACCAGCCATTTTAATCTTTACGACTTTACCATTATTATATGATGGATTAGATGGATGTGTAGCCGAAGGAACATTATATGTAGGGGATAGATCAAACGCCGAACGCTCAGCTAAAGTGTATACATATTGGTATGTACTTGATGAGTGAAGTTCCGGAATTTGAAGCCAGAATGAGAATTTTGTAACGTATTTATTATCCGCCGATTTAACGTCACTGTTAGTCATTCCATTAAATCCCGTAGTTGACACTGTCGAAGTTATGTTACTTAAGGTAAGAAATCCACCCGATGAATCGTGGGAACATTCCCAATATATATTTCCTATCGTATCATGTCTACCCCAATCACCGCCGGGTGAAACGCGTTGCGTCACAACATTAGACATCAAAGTATCTCCCGTATCGAGATTGGGTGTAAGTGTTATTTTTTTAACAAGTTCTCTATTACGTGTATCAAAAAATATTCTCCATGGAAGTTTCTCAATACCCTTAAGTTGGTTACCGGGGTAATAACCCGCGTTCAATCGTCGACGTATGAACGTATCCCCCTCTACGTCTAATTTAGCTTTAATATTAGCTGTCGCCGATTCGTGGGGCATGATGAATTCGGGATTTATTTTAAAATCGCCCAGGGCGTTTTTTGTTAACGCCGGTTTCTGTTCGAGTAATGTATCAGAACTAATGTATTCGTCTAAATGAAATTCAGCCGCTTTAATACGGACCTGGTCAACTGCTCCTTCATTTGTAATAGAATTTGAAAACCGTTTACTTATTAATAATTCCGAAAATCCCTGTTGATCGGGATCTCGATTATTGGGATCGTAATAAATGATTCTATTTTGAATCGATGCACTGTCGTACGTGTTATCACTTGCATAGGTTCCACCGAATGAAATTCTTTTTTCGTCAGCCGTAGACGTGTTAGTCGATCCGTCATTAGTACCGACATACACGATATCGGAAGATAAAGAACCTCCTATGACCGTGTTTCCACGAACGTTTTGTGCGAGAGTAAAAAAATGCGATTCGACTGCACCGGGTGAACCCACGTATTTTTGTATATTATCGACTGTACTTGATGTCCAATCGACACACCCAGAAATCACAACGTCGCCACTGCATATAGCAACGTCTCCGAAGTGATCGTTTACAGAATCATCAGATACCGTAAACTGCATAACATTCGACGTATTAATAGGATCGAGTGTCGGGTGACCATCAATAGGACCTGTAAACGGAATTTGGTCGGGAAAGAAAAGTTCTTCCGTTGCTTCAAACCAGTTTGTACCACTCCAGTCGAACACGTGCAAACTACCTGCATGTGGAATAGGTTGAACCGTGTACCCTGATTTAGTCTGGTTGTTTTCGTTTATTAAACGGGGTGGGTGTTTAATTAATACAGCCAGTCTATCTCCTTGATAATCAAGATTAAACGATTCACCCATACGCCCACCCGCACTGGAACCAACTAGTGCAGATGGATACTTATTCCAGAATCCTTGAATAACCGGTTCATCGATTGTATTCGCAGTCGATTCTGCGTTGAGATCTTCTTGCCATTCCCAAGATTCAATTTTACCTACATGTGTAGCGAGCGTTGTTCCGTCGAGTGAATAACGAGGAGATCCCGCTATAATACGCGCACCATCGGGGGAAATTCTCACACACGTTCCCATAGCCGTAAAATCAAAAGCCGTGTCATTAGGAACGTGACCAGAAGAGCCCGTAGTCGGGTTATACTCATTTCCAACGAACATGTCTTCGGTATATCCATGAAGTTCCGAACCCATAATAAGGGGAATACCTAGACTTTCTTTAGAAACACGTGTATAATAATCAGATTCACGCACTTCCATAACACCATTGACGTAAACTGAAAAATTGTTTGGACCCGTTCGGTTACCAGTAACACCGATGTATAACGAATTATTCGCATAACACATGTATCCATCCAGGTATCGAACAGTTCCTGTAACCCGTACATTAGTCCAAACTGCGGGTATCGATGACATGGCGGAAGGAAATGTCGATGGAATTATCGTTTTATGTAAGAACCAATCGGAATTGAGTTCTCCCGGGTTGTGTCTGTGATAAATGTGAACGGCACCTGTAGTATCTGAACTTGGGTTAAGAGCCACAAGATAATCAAGAGGGTACCTCGATAAAGTATATATAGTATCACCCTTGACAATTACTTCAAACCCTATAAACCAGTTTTCATCGACAAGTTTTGTCGTTTGAATCCACACGTTATCCACAGACCGCGCGAATACGTATGATGCCCCCGACGAGACCGGCCCCTGCGCCACTGCGCTGTTGGAATACTCGGCCCCACCTACGACCAGTGTATCGCCATCCAAGCTTAAACTCACTCCGAAATTTTGACCAACTTTGCGATCAGTTGCCAGTAATGCATCAAATCCATTAAAATACCCCTGAGTTGACCACGTGTTACCGCTACCATTAAATACAAAGACAGCACCACCTCGTACGAGAGTACTCGTACCGGTTATCGGTTGAATATCGCGATCGGGTGCACTTGCGGCTATGGTATACCCATTCGTTGAATCGCCATCTATGACGACGAGATACCCAAAACGTTCCCGTGTCGTCACACCGCCGGCAAGGAATGTTGACTGCGTGGTACGCCATAAATTTCCTTCTCTGGGATCTAATGTTCGACGCCATGACCATGAAGAATTCCTATCTCCGGGCGTATTTCTAGTAAATACATAAACCTGACCCTGACCGGTAATATTCCAATTTTGATTTGGATCCGTACTACCATGTCTAGCTGTATCACTGGATACCACCAGGTGATCATCTTTCAAGGCTAGACTCCACCCAAATCTCTGATTAAATCCAGATCTTCTAACAGGTTCGCCATAAGGAAACTGTTCTGCGTTGTAGTATTGACTTCCTGGTCCGTTACTACCAAATTCAGATGCTTCTACGCCCTGTACAAGTTTCCATCTCGACGTCGGACTACCCGCAGTTACTCTTTTGTATATATACACTTTTCCAATTTCAAGCCCCGCATATTCAAATCCACCAAAACTTCCTCCCGTATTCGGATACGCCCAGCTAAAACGAGATCCGTTAGATGTATTATTAAATACCCGTACCCATCCCGGAGTTGTACCATTTGCAGCTGATGTTGGGTTACCCGACCAATACCCACCCGGACACCCCACGGCGAGAAGATGACCAGTGCTCGATAATGAAATCGTCTTACCGTAATAAGAATTTGTATATATACCCTGTTCGGTACTACTTGTATCTATACCAGAAGATACACCACCTACATTGGATCGCGTTTTCATTCCCATTCTATTCCACCTAAAGGTTCCATTAGGTGTGGGTCCTGTACCAACCGGCGGCGGTTGATCATCAACTTCAACAGACCAGTGATACGTTCTCACTATACCACAACTCGTTACTGAATTTCCGGTAAGAGTCTCTCCGTTTAGAAAATACCCGGAAACAGCTATACGATTACCGTCGTTAGATATATCAACATCCCTACCCAATTCAAATTGTTTTGATCCATCCGTTTCATATATGACCGGTGGGTTGCTGTTCGATCCCGGTCCCACTATCGATGTGGGAGGCATTGTGGCTGCACCCGCTATATCATACACCGCTGCACATCCTCGTACGATAGTTTGTTCATTTGGTGCATGATACCTCGGTGCTCCGACAATCATCCGAGATCCATCACCTGAAATAGATACTGACCAACCAGAATTCGTACCATACGAAGGTCCACCCGCCACGTGTGTAACTGTCGTGTGGTGGGCTATGGAAGCTTCAGCAAATGATGAATTACCCCTATGCCATTTTCCTACCCCCGTCGAACCATTCCAATCGTAAACCAACGCACATCCATGTTCCGGATTTTGGTTTGCCAGGTTTCCAGATTCATGCCAGGTAAAACCGGGTGCTCCAACCGCAATTCTATTACCATCCGAAGACATAGAAACAGAATGACCAAATTTAGCTGTAGGCTGATTACTTGAGAACTGTAAAACACTAGAGGCTAAATCACCGTTTCCATAACTTTCAACACCGCCGTTCATTTCTGTCCAGTTGTTCGTGTCGCGTTCGTACACGTGTACTCTACCCGTCGTAACTCCAACGGAACCGTAATGAGGTACACCTACCACGACGCGATTACCGTCCGATGACATAGAAACGGAATGACCAAATCTTCCATTGGTACCATTACCACTTTTATTATATCCGGAGGTGTTTGGAGATACAATTCTTGTATCGAGTACCCACGCATTGGTACTACTATTCCAATCGTAAATGTATACAGATCCACCATATTGCCCCTGTCCATAGTATGGATAAGTTCCGGGTATCCCGGGTGCACCTATAGCGATTCTCGTACCGTCACCAGAGGCTGCGACACTGTAACCAAATTCACTGTTACCCACTCCATAGCTATCCGACGGTGGAGTAATAGTTGCACCGACTCGTTGCCATGTGTCATTCAACAGAAGAGGACTCGGTGGGCCATACGTGTATTGTTGAGCATATGTGTTCACTTTATCTGCATAGACTGCAGAAGTAATGGCAGTGGACGAATCTTCACCCCAGATATACACATCAACGCACCCCGTACCACCGTTTCCATTCGGAGAACCAACTACCGTCGCCGCAGTTGCACCCGAACCCACGGCACCCAGAGCTTCTCCGCTGTCGAGCATCACAACAGATTCACCGGCCAAATCTCCGTCAGCTGCACCAACAAGTATCGGTTGAGATGCGTAATCGAGTGACATGGAAGACGTGATATCAGTTTGACGATGTAACATATATCCACCAACACTCCGCCACGCAGAAGACCATCCTGTCGAAGATACAGCCATCGTATCACCATCAACGACTACACCAACACTACCATATCGACCCGCCGCACCGAAATTACTCATACCGTCCGGTGTAGGACATTTAATGAACTGCACATAGGACCACCCCGAATTGTAATCACCAGGTGTTGACCGCGCGTACACGTGAATACCACCGTCATTATCATTGACATTAGAATATTCATTGGACTTGTGTGCTATATACAGATTATCACCATCCACCGTTGTAACCGGAGGATCACCATTGATCGAATAGTGATTATCAGTAAACCAATGATCATAACTAGCTTCCCCTATAAAATTGGTTTGTGTGAGTGTATTGGAAAAATATACATCTGGTAACGCATCACCCGGAGAGTAAAACGTTTCAGTTTGAACACTGGGGTCCCATGAAGCATTTTTACTTTCAATAGCTCGTACCCACCCCAAAGTTGCTATAGATTGTAAATAGTCATCGCGCCCAAAAGCCCCAAATAAGGGATTGTCGGCGTTGTAATAACGTGATCCTCGATCTATATATGTATGTGGGACTGCCGAAGTACTTATAGTTTCTGCCGCGTACGTGTTAGGTAAAAAACTGCAGTTACTATTATGTAAAAGTCTTACGGCGTTACCGGGTGCCCCGGCTACTATTCGCGTACCATCGGGTGTTATATCGACGGAATACCCGTATCTGTTAAACGATTTATTGTGTTGATCAAACCCGCTAGTGTACTGTGCCTGTGAATCTGGAACCATGTCATAATATGTGTTCGCGTCGTATCGAATTTTCTGATATATACCACTGTCTCCGTTTTCGTATACCAATTGCCAATTTGTACTACTTATAGCCTTGTAAACATAAATTTTATTAAGTCTTGGAGCACCGACTACAATTATATTTGCGGCATCTTTGGATATAGCAACACTTCGACCAAATTCGCTTGCAGTGGGACCTTGTATGATAGCTTCTGTCACCGTTCCAGATGCCCATCTGGTATCTAGTGCACCGGTTATTGTACCACTTGTAGTAAGTACGTGCACACGATTTGCCGCCCAGCCGGGTTCTCCTACAACTACACGCGTACCATCCCAGTTCGATTTTACGGAAGCACCCAATTCCCCCGAAGGGTAACTAAAGTTTGGATATTTAATATAATCGTATCCGGGCCACGTTGAGCCTGAGTTACCGGCTCCTTTTGTTCCTATTAACGTGTACAAAGGTCTCGAAAATACATTACTTATAATATCAGATTCTCCCGGTGGTGTATATCGTACTATATCAAATCGACCGAGTTGTCTAATTTCTTCTCCAACGGCAGGATTATCACCTATAAAATCTCCTCCAAAGTCTTTAGAACCTACGAAATATAGTTTCGTATCGAATGAAATATCAACCGCCGATCCCATACCAACATTAATTTTGGTTCCGTCTAGTTTATGGGCAGGAAACCCTGTCGTTGATACCCAACCAACGTCTTCATCGGGATAAACCTGACCATATAGCGTAGGCCGTGATATATAACCGGTCCCTGTTGCCATTATATATACACGGGATTTAAAAAATTACAAGACCATCGCAGAACTCGAGCGAGCAGATTGTGCCGAGACGATTTGTTTCTTGATAAAAATGTTAGTAGTTCTCACCTGAAAACAATCTACGTCATCTAAAACTCGTATATTTTTACTTACATATACATTCCCTGTCACGACTATTTTATCATCATCTGAATCATTTATAGAAACATTTGATCCAACCTGTAATGTCTGTGTTGTTAAAGGTGTTGTATTTCCTATTCCAACCGGTCCATCGAAATGTAGAGTCGTTGTACCGGTCCATTGACTCCCCGCCATAGGAAGATTATAAAGTCCTGAACCATCACCTATAAAAAAACCGGCATTTACTGTACCCGACGAAGGTAAATCTAATAAATGTTGTGGATTTGAGACTCCGATTCCCACATTACCTGAAGAATAATGAATTCTTCCATTTACACCGGTGGCTGTCCATACTGCGGTACCGGAAGAACCACCTATATCCGTGCCCCACACCGGTACGGTTCCATCACTTTTTAAAACTTCCCCCGTAGAACCTATACTAAGTTTATTGAGTACATTATCGGCGCTCGCGTATAATATATCACCGGTTTGAAAGCCAGTCGTTATAGTGGAAGAATTTGAAATTATAGTCGCCGTTTCAATATCACTAATTCTAGAAGAATTATCATTTAAATCTGAGACAAGTGCGACACCTGTTAATTCTGAACCATCACCTATAAATTTAGATGCCGTCACGATGCCTGTAACTAATACATTCCCACTCGCTGTTAAAGATGTTACGGTGTTTAGAAATTGCGTCGTGACAGTTGTCGTAGGAGCGTTAGTCGTAACCTGTTGCAGGGTACCAACCTGCCCCGAAGCTCCAGATACACCCTGCCAACCGACTTCACCAGGTGCTACGACAGTCAAAACATGTCCTGTTGTCTGTCCTATGGGTACGTTGGCGGCCGTTGCAGTCGAATCCGCGTAGATCATATCTCCGTGCGCCGTGAGGATAGAACTTAAATCAGCTCCACCACCCCCTCCACTCGTGTATTTTTGCGTGGATCGTCCGACTGAACAACGTCCCATTCTTATAGTTGTACGAGACATTTTCCGGGGAGAAAGTCACCCGTATCTTCCTTCGGTTGATCGGGTATATTAAACCCACCCTGTCGATATACACGTAAACGTTTGTTGTACATGGCAAAAAATACCGACCAATGATCCACCACGTCGTAGATTCTAGGATTATTCTTTTTACCCTTCGTTTCTCGCATGATACGACCTATACTCTGAACAATGTCGGATTTGGGTGTGGCGAGAATAACTGTATCGAGGCTCGGTATATCGAGTCCTTCGTGTGCCTGACTGAATGTCGCGAATATGATTTGCTTTTTACTGGATTCGGTTAAATCCACTTCTTTCATTCCACCCATGTATAAACCCGATGTCGTCTTAAACTTTTGGTGTAGAAATTCGCAATGAAACCGTCTATCGCTGAGAACTAAAATTTGTCGCGTCGTTTTTACAACATCTTTGATCGTCTGTAAGATCATTCTGTTTCGATCAGGCATTTCTGTGAGTTCTGTGATCATGGTGGGAAGTGAAAGTTTACCGAAACGTGTGCACGGAGGGGGGTCTTCAAATCTTGGACACGTGTATACGAGTGGAAAAACGTCGACCTGATCCTGGTTTTTGCGTTCTACTGAAAAGAATGTCGGACCCATAAACCAGTGTAAAACTTTAGTGAGTCCATCCTTTCTATTTGGAGTCGCGGATAACCCGAAGGTATGCTTAGGACATAATTTGAACAGAGATTGTGAAAATACCTTCGCACAGATATGATGCGCTTCATCGACTATGAGTGTTCCTATACTATCAAAGTCTTCGAATGAATATTCTTTCAGCGAGAGTGATTGAAGCATGGCGATCACAAAATCACAGTTTACTTCTTTCTTATTCTGTCGAACAATACCTATGGATGCACCTGGGCAAAACTGTTGAATACGCTCTTTCCATTGGTTGGCCAGGAATTCTTTGTGAACGACGATCATCGTTCTATATCCGAGTTTACAGGCTATGGCCAGGGATACGGTCGTCTTGCCGAAACCACATGGTAACGATAAGATTCCATGACCCGCTTCAATAGCTTTAGAAAGTGCTTCGTTTTGATGTGTTTCATCTCTCAATTTTCCTTTAAAAGATATTTTAATCTTTTCTGGCTTAGGTCGGATATCTTCGACCACATTTCCAAACTTTTCTTCTGCGTAATATCTCGGCACGCATAATCCAGATTTTGCCTTTCTGAACACCTTAAACGAGGGAGGTGCTACACCAAAATCTGCATTAACGATCGGGCGAACCGTGAGTTCTTTTTTTATTTCCGATGTATCCGGAACTACACACCCAGATCGTGTGAGTTTCATACGATAATCGAGTCTAGAAGCTTTATATTACTCAACTTCCATGTGTATCCACTATGATTACCTACGTTCCAGGCTCCCGTAAAATCGGTAGTTATTTCTACCTTATCGGATTTTTTAAGTGATTGGACAGGGGCACCCTCGTACGAACACGTGACGCGACGGTACCTAAAAGGAACTTTCACCGTGAGAACGTTGCCATCTAGAGGGTTATCGACGTTAGGATTTTTTGGAAAAACGCGTGAATGCGCCGAGCGCACGCTACAGGTGGTACCATCGGGTATGGTCAACCGTATATATTTTTTGTTATTGTACTCATACATTGGTGTATGAACATGACATGTACATTTAATTCTTTTAAGTGATATATCTGGAAGTGGCATATATATTACTGTGAAGTTTTCTTTATTTTACTTACATCGAAATAAACTATTTTGGATTCCATCGAAGGAAATATGGAAACACTCCGATAGCTATAATTAAAATAACTAAATCCAATGTTAAGACTTTTGATTTTATTTCCGGGCACCAATTTTTATAATCCTTAATTTGTTTAGATTCTTGTGGTTTCGCCCAATGGTAGAACATGGCGAGGTATGTAGGTCCCATATTTCGCTTACAGTCGTAATGGTGATCATAAAACGCTAACATGATATACGGAAAATACAAAAGCGCTAACAGAATCCATTTATTTTTCTTCGGTAAGAACCAATATCCACCAGCTAAAGCAAACGTAAACCATATACACTTCCAATTAACGACTGGGTTAACATCGTAACAGTCTTCTTTCTTATCAGACTCCATGTAATTTACCCCGAGAAAAAAATCAGAATACCGACACGGGTTAGAGAGATAAATTTATCCACATGTAATAAGATGGCTCTATGTTCGTTGAATATACTGCCACAAAGAGTAAACCATAGCACACGTAAATATAAAACGTGGAGGTTTGCATCGGAGTTTCTTATTCGAAAAAATGTAACAAAAGATCAAGCTGAGTTAGGTCGATGGACGAGGGATCGTCTCATAGAACTCGGGCCAACATTTGTAAAATTAGGACAAATTGCGTCCACACGCGCCGACCTGTACTCACCCGAATTTATTCAGCAGCTCGAGGCGTTACAAGATGACGTTCCTCCATGTGAAATTGATATAGATGTAAAACATGATATTTTTAAAGAATTTGACCCCGTACCATTTAAATCTGCGAGTATCGGTCAGGTTCATATGGCCGTGCTGCAAAACGGTCAAAAAGTTGTTGTAAAAGTAAAACGTCCAGGAATCTTGAGTCTCATGAAAGAGGATACAGATACTATACGGGGTATAGTACATTTTTTAGAACGCGTTGGTATCGACACGGGGAATAGTTCTGGCCAGGTTCTAGATGAATCTATAGAGTATCTCTTGGGAGAGGCAGATTATAAACAGGAGATTAACAATGCTATCAAGTTTCGTAAAAGTATGAAAGATGTCGACTGGGTGAAAGTTCCTAAAGTGTATAAAAAGTATTCAGACGATGAAACGATCGTCATGGAATATGTACCATCAGTGAAGCTGACCGAGATTACAGATAAGAAGGTGAATAAGAAGAAGATTTGTGAAGCCCTCATAAATGCATACGTGATTCAAACTATGGATAACGGTCTATTTCACGCTGATCCGCATCCGGGTAACTTGGGGTTTTCGCCAAAGGGGCAGCTTGTATTTTATGATTTTGGATTACTCGTACCATTGTCTGAAGAATTAAGGGATGGATTCACGAAACTCTTTGGTTTTATAATCACACGTGATACAGCGGGTATAGTTGATACATTAGTAAAACTAGGTGTGATTGTCCCGACTTCTTCGGATGTTTCAGATATTGAATTATTCTTTGAGACCATCCTAGGATACTTAGAGACCCTCGACGGTTCTGGAATCGTAAATGATGATCTCGCAGCACAACTTGCGATTGAAAAACCGTTCGTGGTACCGAGTAGTTTCGTGTATCTCGCAAAAGCCTTCTCAACTATAGAAGGTATATGCATCAAACTGGATCCAGACTTTAACTATTTCACGTATTTGGAACCCCTGATTCAACAGCAAATAATAGAATCCGTGGATGTTGGTGATATATTCATGAAAACGACAGAGATTCCTGGGACGATAGGTAAAATAAACACGGCTGTATCGGGGCTTCAAAAATCGAGGGGGTCTATGAAACGTACTATGATCAAAACGAGACAGGAAATTAAGTTCGTCCAATACAGCGTGGTGTGCGCTCTATTGGCTGAGAAATTTGGAGACAGCCCACCTTTAGCGATGTTTTTTGTTTTGTGTACCTTATGGTTTACTTTTCGTAAAAATCAATAGATTTTTTACCATTCTTCTTGGGCTTATCCGACTTTTTAATGAGCTTGTTATGTTCCTCGAGGTATCCCTTCATGCGATTCTGTTCATCACGGAAAATATCAGAGACCTTCTCTTTGATCTTATCCACGTCAGTACCACGTTCCTTTTGAATCTTCTTACTAAGCCTCTTGAATCCCTTATTTTTCTTGTCAGCGGCGAATACGGTCATTGTATTTGTGATGGCGAGCATTTTACTTTGTATCGATATTTAAATTTAAGCGTTCTAACTTCGCTTCAAATTCCCTGCGCTCTCCGGGTGATTTGATGATCTCTCCGTGTTTGAGAGCCCTAATTTCCGGACCCGTCAACTGGATAGCGTCTACCCTGAAATCCTTAAACGCCCTCATGGTGATAGGTACGAGGGGCTCTATGAGATCATAGATAGCTCGTGCGTAATCCTGAATCTCTTTCTGTGCATGGGAATCCATTCGAAGGTGGAGATAATGCATGAGATTATGAAGGTTAATTTTCCAATAGAACTCTGTGTACGTCGATTGAGGAAGATTCCCCCTGGCCTGCTCCCGACAGCATCCATCTTCCAGAAGTTTCTCATAAATGTCGAACGAATTCTCGAGATGTGAATGCATACCATTTTGATCAATGTTCACCACACCTTCTGACCCCTGATGGTTTATCTGTGACTGACCCCTAAGTTCCGAAGGTTCGTAATACTCTTTTGGAACAATTGAGTACCTGGCGGACATTTCATTCACACTCGCTGTTCTATGACGAAGATGCTGTCGAGCAATATAAATGGGCATCTTAATATGAAACTTGAATTCGACCATCTCAAATGGAGTCGTGTGCCAGTGGCGCAATAAATATCGTAAAAGTCCTGTATCACCCCGAGAAGTTTTCGTTCCATCTCCATACGATACCCGTGCGGCTTGTACGATTGAATTATCGAGATTTTCTCTGGGCATATGGTCGACCAATCGGACGAAGCCGTGATCGAGTACTTTGATTTCCATTATATTTCATTATGGATTTACTTCTTTAACAGTTTAAAACAAAGATTCCCATGTGTACATATATGGAACCCTCGTTAGATACATGGATTCAAATTCGAGACACCACAAAAAAGTTTAATATACCGTATTTCTCACTTCGTATTTGTTGCAATCAAAAGGTCAACGGTGAATTATCGCTCCTAAAATCTATAGTAAAAAATACACCAAATGCGACAATTTTTGATGTAGGGGCTACCGGATCACAATTTCCCAAAGACATTGATGACTCAATATCGCTTCATTTATTTGATCCAGAGTTTAAACCTTCTGGAGATGCGTTTAAAAATGATTCCACGTACATCATGTATAAGGAACCGGTGGATTACGACAAACCTAATATACACGTAAACAAAACTGTAGTGGACGCCGATGAAAATTCGCTTCAAAAGTATTGTGAGTCTCGTGACATTAAGCATATAGACTTTTTGAAGATTGATACGGATGGCCATGATTTCGGTGTTCTAGATGGACTCGGAAATATTACGGTGGATATGGTTCAATTCGAATATGATAATTTTTACAGACTTCATTCACTGGATATAAAAGATATGTTCAAACGTCTCGAAGGCTGGCACTTTTTCTATATATTGCCAGGTGGACTTATACCTATAACCGAAATGCGCGAGGATTACGTGTACACAAACATTTTCGCTTCTAAGGAATATCCTCGCGACATTATAAAAGATTACGTACCCGTGATGAATGGTACCGTA